AATAGCTGATACGGCTGTCTGAGCGGCAGCAAATGCTGTAAAGGGATCAATCATTTGAACTTAACCTCTATAGGACACACATAGTTATGGCTTACCCTGTAAACCCTGTCGTACCAAAGTCCATTCTTCTGGAGACCACAATCGTAGTAACAGTATTGGAACAACTGGTTCCCCCTGCCATTTACCCAAGCATGGTTAAACGACAAGAAGACAAGTACACAGATCATCGTCTCTCTGACATCTTCTCTACAGCAGTACGAATGGCCTTTATGTTCTCATCAATTCTAGCCATAGATACAGCTTGGTTTTGAACTGATGTTTCAAGGCGGCTAACCCTTAGTTGGTTTTCAGCAATATCCTTACGGTTACTCTCAATGTCAGACATCATCATTGATACAGTCCAGACGATTGCTGCACCTTGAGTAATTAAACCAATAATAAGACCCAGTGGAACACTCTTGGACAAATGCCAGCTATCATTTGTATCCATTAGTATTACTCCACTATTTCAAAATGAGGGCCATCAATGAACGGTCGTCTACCTTGGCTACGGCGAAGGTCTATGTATTCGTTCATAAGGTCTTCTGCCGTTCCATCCCACTCGTTAAGGGTCTTGTGCCAAGCAGCCCCCCAGCGAACATTAACCCCAAGTTCGATAGCAGCCTTACGGATAGCATCAGCAATCTCATCGTAGAGATTGAGTTCCCATCTGCCCCCATCTATGTAAGCCATAAGGTCTACAGCTAAACCTTCGAGGTGCTTAGATTTCATCGTCTGGGATGCACCCTTGGCTACTAGGGCTTCTTGCTCTTGTACTGTACGAAGACCACAGATCACCGAGAAGTCTTGCTCAGAGATAGTGATAGCTTTCTCCACGATAGCAACCATACGGGGGTCTACCCCAAGTAGTCTATCTTTACTACGTTTGCCTAACTGATAAGTCATCGGGTATATCTCCTTAAGGTGCTACAGGCCAGTCTTCATCAGTAAGATACGGGAAGTTTTCGTGAGTTGATATGTCACGCAAAGCCTGACGATAGGTTGTCATAGCTGCGTCCATAGTTACATCAGTCAATGCAAAGTAATCTGTCGCAGAGATTAACGCATCACGCTTCTTGCGCATTTCCGTTGCTTTAGCAGCAGTGGCTGCTGCGATCTGATCGTCTGTAAGGGCAACGACAGTCTTGGTCAGCTTCCACTCGCCATCTACCAATGAAGGAATACTGCTGTGCTGTAGGCGCTGCGTCAGTGGGTCATAGTCAGGTGCAGCTTGATACCCGACAGGATACATATCAAAAGCAGCCATAGCCGCCTCTGGTATCTTCTTGGGAAAGCTGGTGTTTGAGTTCTCACGACGAAGATCACCTACCGTGTAAGGGTATTTGATGACTTGACCGTTTGTGGCTTTAACGAACATTGTAAGCTCCTATCTGTTCGATTGTAGTTATTCTTGGACGCCGAGGGAGTAGGTGAAGATGGTTTGCGATCCATAAGCGTCAACAACAAACATTTGCGTTCCATCTGGGCGAAAGAAAAATCCGTAAGGGTAAATGGACTGACCTGAAACACTGAAGTTTTGAACATAACTAGCCGACGATACGTCCCACGCCGTGCTTAGGTCATACTCGTTTGCATCTAATCCACTTGTTCCGAGGACATACATCTTTTTACCGTCAGGTTTAAAGAAAAGGTCTGAAGCAAGAGTTTCCTGTGAGGCTGTACTAAAGCTCTGGCTATAAGATGCCGTCGAAATATCCCAAGCTGTGCTTAAATCGTATTCAAAAACAGCATCCCCAGAATATCCAATAAGATACATTTTCGTCCCATCATCTTTAAACCTTACCGAAGCAGGGGACGTTTCTTGTGCGTTAGGGCTGAAGTTTTGACTGAAGGATGCAGTTGATACGTTCCAAGCGGTACTTAAATCGTATTCGTTTACGTCATCTCCAGCTAGTCCGACTACATACATCTTAGTGCCGTCAGGCTTGAAGGTTACGCTTTGTGGATTTGTATCTTGAGCAGCAACGCTGAAGCTCTGTAAGAAAGATGCAGTTGATAAGTCAAAATACTTCTCTGGGTCTCTGACTGGGTCTGCTGTTGACAAATCCCAAGCTGTACTTAGGTCATACTGGAAAACAGAGTCTTTATTGGTACCAATGATGTACATATTAGTTCCATCAGGCTTGAAGAAGACACCTTGAACGTCTTGCTCTTGAGCATAAACATTAAGGCTATAAGAGAAAGACGAGCTTGATATATCCCAAGCTGTGCTAAGGCTGTACTCAGCTATTATGTCAGAGTTACCTCCAGCAACATACATTTTAGTGCCATCAGGTTTGAAGAATACCCCTCCAGGGTTTGCCTCTTGAGCAGTAACAATGAAGTTTTGAGAGTACGAAGCGGTGGAAATATCCCAAGCCGTACTGAGGCTGTACTCAAGTATGTCTCCTCCTATAGAACCCCCAACGTACATCTTGGTTCCGTCTGGCTTGAAGAAAAGTCCAGAAGGGCTGGGTTCTTGAGCAGCTACACTAAAATTTTGAGAGTACGAAGCACTAGACACATCCCAAGCAGTGCTTAAATCGTATTCGTTTACATCATCGCCAGTCTGTCCAGTAATATACATTTTAGTGCCGTCAGGCTTGAAGAATAGGCCTCTAGGCGCAGTTTCTTGAGCAGCTACACTAAAGTTCTGAAGAAAGACTGCCGTAGTCGCATCCCAAGCAGTGCTTAGATCGTATTCGTTTACATCATCGCCAGTGGTTCCAACAACATACATCTTAGTTCCGTCAGGCTTAAAGATTGAACATCTAGGCGCAGTTTCTTGAGCAGTTACACTGAAAGGCGGTATCAGTCCAAGGTTGTACTCATTTACTTCATCGCCACCGCTCCCAACAACGTACATCTTATCTCCTTCGGGCTTAAAGGAGATGCCATTGGGTACAGACTCTTGAGCAGCTACACTGAACCCGCCGAGGTCGTATTCATTTACGTCATCTCCAGCAGACCCAATGATGTACATCTTGGAACCGTCAGGCTTGAAGAACATTCCCCGAAGGGTGGTTTCCTGTGCAGAGACACTAAAACTTTTTGCAAATGAGGAGGTTGAAATATCCCAAGCGGTACTCAAGTCATATTCGTTTACGTCATCTCCAGTGTTCCCCAGTATGTACATCTTCGTACCGTCAGGCTTAAGGCGCACAGCATTGGGGTCTGTCTCTTGGGCAGCAACACTAAAGCTTTGCAAGAAAGATAATGTAGAGACATCCCAAGCGGTGCTGAGATCGTATTCATATGCAGATTGGCTTGAGCCAGTGATGTACATCTTAGAACCGTCAGGCTTGAAATATAATCCCCTTGGGTTAGGCTCTTGGGAGGCTACACTAGAGTTTTGCAAGAAGCTGGCGCTAGAAATATCCCAAGCGGTACTCAAGTCATACTCATTGATGTCATCTCCAGAAACACCCGTAATATACATTTTCGTGCCGTCAGGCTTGAAGAACACTGCATTGGGGGATGTTTCTTGGGCAGCAACACTAAAGTTTTGCAAGAAACTAGCAGTAGAAACATTCCAAGCAGTGCTTAGGTTATACTCATTGATGTCATCTCCAGTAATTCCAAGAACATACATCTTAGTGCCATCAGGTTTGAAGAATACGTCGTTTGGGCCAGTATCTTGTGCGGAGACACTAAATGATCGAACGAAAGTGGCACTAGAGACATCCCACGCAAGAGGATCATCATAATAAGCATACGACAAATCCCATGCACCCTCTGGCTCACCGCCAGCACCAGCCGCAGCTTGCAACATCTTTTTCTTAGTCGCCATATCTATAGCTCCTTATGCTGGTGTTGCGATTGCTTGACCTGCCGTGAAGCCATACCAAGTTGTGCCGCCGTCACGGGTGGAGAATACGAATACATCCACAGCAGAAGCATCAGCGGTCAGCGTTGGGGCAGTAGCGGCAGGGAAGTCCACAGACGAAGGCCATGTGACTGTGTATCCAGAAGCACCTGCATCTTGGACGATCTCAATGCTCATCGTGTAAGCTATGCCACTCGCAGGTGGGTTGCTGAAGGTGAACGTAGTGTTCTCTGTCAGTGTATGGCTAAACGTATTGCCAGCTTCACAGTCCACTGTAGTAGCGTTAGAAGTAGCCGTTACTGCGACATAAGTTTCAGCATACGACAAAGGTTGGATAGAACCATCAGTGGAAATAATGTCACCGAGAAGTCTTGCGTTGCTCATAGTATTATCTCCTGATTAAGGTTGTGTGGGCCAGTTGATGTCGTTAGGGAACCCAGCTTGATCTGTAATATCCCGTAGTGCCTGACGATAGGTTGCCCATACTGTAGCATCTACAGGGGCGTCAGCTACCTGTGTCCAGTCCGATTGACCCAAGAGACCGTCACGTTCAGAACGAACAGTAGCAGCCTGGTTGTCGTCATACTCTTGCACCTCACCAGCAGTCTTATCTGAGGTAGTCCAGCCAACAGTCCAAGCACCAGCAACCAAAGATGGTGTAGCTTCCTGCTCAACTTTCTGTGTTCTGTCGTCAATGCTAGGCATGTCTGTATATACAACAGTGTATACGCCATAGCTTTCAAGCATCTCACTAGGGATTTGCTTTGGGAAGGATGTATTCGGATTGTCACGGCGTAGTTGCCCTACGGAATAGGGGTATGTATCTACACTACCGCTTGTGATTTTAACGAGCGACATTTAAGTCTCCTTATGGTGTGAATGGTTTAAACTTAGCGTCATAAAACTGAGTAAGTTCTGTATAAGTCGCATTGAGGCTAAGAGTGTTGTTTGAGTTGTAGTCAAAAACAGCTATTCCAGCCCTAGTGTTCTGCCCTGTGGAGTCGCTTAGACCCAGCAGAACATACTTTCCGTCTGAACTAATATCTATACACCTAATAGTAGTTTGTATCACGGGGTTTGTAAATGTGCCTACTAGAGATATTGAGGCCGTATTTGAAACGTCTAGGATTGCTAGGGTAGTGCCATTTACAATAAATACAACATGATTCCCGTCAGGTGTCCAACAGAACTGAGAGCCGAAAGCACTATTCGAATAGGTATTCGCACCAGAATAGTTATAACCACCAACTCGTGCTAGGTTATTACCGCTTCTACTTAGAATAGTAAAGTTCTCTTGGTAAGTTACCGTGCTACTAGACATTATTCCAATTTTTGTATCATCGCTAGGTTTAAATTTTACGTCAGTAACAGCGACAGATTGGGGTGGGCTGTAGGCTGTCCCAAATGCCATCGAACTACTCCAAGAAGTTACTCCAACAGCACCGAAGCCGTTACCCGCATAACCAAAGGCTACCCTTGTACCTGCGGGGTTAATTGCCGTACACCATCCCTGTTGCACTTGTCCAAGTTCTGCATCCGCAAATCTGGACAAGGAATTGGAGCCATTAAAGTTCATAAGTCTAAATTGACCAATACTACTAAATGCCGTTTGTGTTGCGTAGGAGAGTCTTAAGTTGTTGCTACTAAAAGCTTGTCCCTGAGGGGGTCTTACTTGCGCATTGTAGAAAGCAGCCTGAGTTGCAGAGAACTCTGTTGAGGTATCATAAACCCAAAGTCCTTGAGAGCTACTATACGCTAAAAAAGTACCGTCAGGGCTGAAGTTTATTCTACCGTTGTAAATTTCAGGGCTAAAGTTATCTACATATTCTATTGCCCCGTCTTCAAAACTCAGGAGTTGATTTACAGTTCTAGGGGCTGTTGCTTGAACAACCGAAGTTGCTGCGATCTCATAAGTTCTCCCACCAGCAGCACCCGCAGCAGCTAAACTTGTAAGTCTACTAATATTACTCATGTCCGTTACCCTGCCGCATCAATAGCAAGCGCACCGTACCATGTTGTACCACCGTCTGTTGTTGTGAAGACAAGCACATCAGTCTCACCACTATCAGGTGCATCAGGTGCAGTAGCGCCAGCCCAATCAACAGAAGCTGGATAGGTGATTGTGTGTGTGCCACCAGCAGTCAAACGTAGCATAAAGCCGTAAGCTGTACCACTTGCAGGTGGATTGCTGAAGGTGAACGTAGTGTTCTGATCTGTCGTAAGAGCAAACACGTTACCTGTCTCACAGTCTACATCTACGGTAGCAGCAGCAGTGAGAGTTACGAAAGTCTCATTGTAGCTGTCAGCTATGAACTCACCAGAGATGTCACCAGATGCCCCAGAGACAGCACCAGTAGCTGCAACAGAAGCCCCAGAGACAGCGCCTGTAGCTGCAACAGAAGCACCAGAGACAGCACCAGAGAAACTTGCTGTCGTACCAGCCAAGGCTCCAGTAAGTGTTCCACCAGATAGGGCCAGTGTATTAGCGACAACAAAGGTTGGGAAGCCTATGATACCCACTTCGTCACCAGCGTCAGCACCAGTCGCTAGTGTGACGTTAGTTCCATCTGTAGCTGTGTAGTCTGTCGTATCCGTGAGGATAACACCGTTGAGAGTAACGACAACAGCACCAGCAGTGTAAGAACCTGTGAAGGCAGTTTGATCTTGTGTGGCTGTCGTGTTAGTGACCGACAACAGTGCAGTACCACCAACACCAACAAGAACCCAGTTAGTAGTATCTGATGCAGGGTCTGTCGTTGAGGTAAATGCAGACTTACTTCTGTAGGTAAAGAAGGTGCTAGGTGAGTAGACGTTATCACCCACAGCGTAGGTTGTACCTGAAACCCACAGTTCAGCCCCAGAAGCAGCTTCGGCAGCAGTAGCAGCGGCGACAGCACTAGACGCACTTGTAGCAGCATTACCAGCTTGTGTGGTTGCTATGCCAGCCTGTGTGGTTGCAATAGTGTTTTGACTATCAAAGTAGTCTCCAGCACCATTGACCTCACTTTGGAACGTAGGTAATGCCCCCAGAAAAGCATCAGCTTCATCAGCGAAGTTAGCGGGGTCTTGACGACTGGGAGGTGATGGTAAATTGGATATTGGGGGGTATGCCATATTAGGTAAGTCCTTCTACTTCGATAGCACCAAACGACAGGGATGGGCCTTCAAGTGTTAAATCAAATCTACGATAGAACCCGTAGATAGTAGTACCGTAGGATGTATCTTCTGAACCTACATAGACGATTGGTGTAGCTCTAAAGTCAGCCAGTGTTCTTTGTATCTTCCGTGCGTTCCGTGTTTCAAACTGGACATCAAAGTCAGCTAACTGAGCAAAGTCTCTCTGGACAATGATAAAGTTACCAAAGGCATCTACTTCTTTACGGGAGTAATCTTCGATACTAATGGATGTACCGTATGTCGTTAGTCCAATACTACTGAGGAACCCTAGTACCAGTTGACCCAACTCAGTGTCTTCACCAGAGTTTGCTGTAACTGTAACCTCTACGTCAGAGCCAAGGTAAGGCGGTAGGTCTAGGAACTGAGCTTGTTCCCTTTGTACTTGCTCCTCGAAGAAGTAAGTGTACCAATCTACAATGTTTCTGTTATCTAACAGAGATATAGTCTTATTGTAAACTTCGCCCTCAGTAGCATCTGTAACAGTTACATTAGCGGATGCTCCCTTAAGGCCGAACAAGGCAACAGAAGTGATGTTACTATTGGGATCACTTAGAGTGTAATCAATGCTTGTTGCGTTAACTACAGGATCACTAATCTTCTGATCGAAGGCTTTCCATCGGTTAGTAGCACCAATGTCTAACCATGTGGCAGGGTCTGTAGCTGTACCTGTAGGATCAACATTGGTGTTATTGATGAGGGCTTCGTATATACGGTGGGTAACAGTGGAAATAACTTTGTCACCAACGACATAAGCAGTCCCACTGTCCCACACAGCATAATCATCTTCGGTGATATTCGTAGCAGTCAGAATACTATCCGTAACTGTTACAGGTTTGATTAGCTGCATCTCTTAAGTCCTTGTAGCTGGTAGACCATCAACGTCCCACTTACGGTTAATATCGTAGTTACGTTTCACATACTTGGCATTAGTTGCTTGCATCTGACGTTGCTCCCCACGCAGACCTGAGACTTCCCTACGAAGCTCATTAACAGCTTCCTTAAGGTCAGGATCACGGAACATACTTGCAGTCTGATTATGAGAGAAGATACGAGATGGGCCAGTAGCTTCAAGCTCAGGGCCACGTTCACCAACCATACGAAGACCACCAGTGTGATAACCCCCCATAGCAAACTGTTGCGCACGAATGGTATTCGCCATGCTAATAACACTTTTTGTTGCTACAGATAGCGCCTTTTGAATTTCAGCGCCACTGCGACCACTTGTGGGAACACCAGCAGCTTGGGCGGCACTGATTAGGGAACTCGCATCAGGTACTTTTGCGTATGGTTTACCGATATTTGATGCTGGAAGTGGATTCCCACCAAGGGCTATTGAAGGGTGGTATGTACCGAGGCTCTGAAGGTTAGCCATGGCAGCACCAGCATTACCAGCAGGAGTACCACTAGGAGTACCACTAGGAGTACCACTAGGAGTACCACCAGCGGCAGCCCTAGCAGCAGCGGCAGCAGCACCAGCGGCAGCAGCAGCAGAGGCAGCGGCAGCTTGTGCTTGAGCAGCAGCTTGTGCTTGCATTGCAGCAGCTTGTGCTTGTATTGCAGAAGCAAGAGAACCTATGGCATCTTTAACCGAAAGGACACTTGAATTTACATTCGTCAGAGCTTCAAACTGTTTGTCAAGTGCCTCTAACTGAGCCTGTTCAGAAGCCTTAGCGTTCTCAATCTGCTCTTGTAACAGTAGTACCTGTCTCTCGTCGAAATCAAGCTGTACTCTTGCTATACTCTTTGCGTCATCAATTATGGCGCTAGTACGACCGAAATCCCTCGCATAGTCAACAAAGGAACCAAAGAGTTGTTCAGAAGGTTCAGCTACAGTGTCTAGCGCCCTCTCTAGCTTATCTTCATCACTAAAATCCCCTCGACGTAGAAAATCAAGAGAAGAAGAACGACGACCAGCGAGGGCATCATCCCCGATTGGAGAACGACCGCTAAGGGCATTAGATAGCAGATCGTAGATACTACGGCTCTTATCCATAGCTTCATTAGCGACATCAAGACGGTCAGTAAGCCCAGATATTAGACTAGCGAAGGATGCCTGTATTCTACCCTTTTCAGCATCAATAGCTTGTCGTAGGCTTGCGGTAGCATCAGCTACAGCTTGATTAGCTTGAGCTACGCCTTGATTAGCAATAACTACAGCTTGATTAGCCCTTGCAGAAGCAGCTTGTAAATCCTCAATGGAGTAGATAGTTTGAAGAAGCTCTCTGTTAAGCTCATGAGTAGCTTCCATTTCACGCTCACGAGAACGACGAAGAAGTTCTTCCCCATTGCCTTGAAGCTGCAAAAGTCTAGTAGTAAGGTCGTATCTTTGTTGAGCCACAGCAAGCAACTCGTTCATTGTCTCAAAGTGACCAGTCAGAGAGGCAAAGCTATCGCCCATCTTAGTGATCTCTTCGTTGATCTTCTGTAACTGCTCTTCTTCGGTAAGACCTTTGAGCGATAGCTTGAACTGATAGCTAAAGTCATCGAAAGCGTTTGCACCGATACCTAGAGTACCAGCGGCATCAACTATACTTTGTTGCATGTTACCGATAGCTTCAATCAGTGGGTCAGCAACCTCTGCGCTTGCAGATTCGTAGGCTGTTACCTTACTACCTTTCAGTAGCCCAAACAGACGACTGCTCTGTGTCTTCTTGAAGGTTTCTATGGCTACGTCAAAGCCTTCAACAGTAGTTCTCAGGCCACTGTCGAGGAGCTTAGTTTTCTTAGTGAAGAGACCTATTACAGCAGCTACAGCTACGATATATGGTATAGCAGCGCCAATAGCGGTAGAGAAACCACTAAGGCCCCCAACAGAAAGCCCCCCAGAGATAGCACCAGTACCACCACCGTACATAGTGGTCATAAAGCCCGTACTTAACCCAGTTCCAATGGTAGAAGCACCAGTAGCTAAAGTTGCACCGATAGTTCCAGCTTGAGCGCCACCAGTAGCGTATTGGCCCATAGAAGCACCAGCAGCAGCACTACCAAATCCAGCAGCCGTACCTGTAGCAATGGGAATAAGGATTTGACGCTTGAGGGCAGCAGCAGCCATGTCAGCCAACAACTTAAGGAACATATCACCAATAGACTTTACGAAACCCTTGAAGTCCTTCATTCCCCTCTGTAGGAAGTCGGAGAAGGCATTAGATACACCATCTACAGCAGAAATAACCATGTTGTCTAGTGTGTCAGCAAACTCTTTCGCTGTCATCATAGCTTTTTCGTATGCTGTTCTGTTGTCTTTTACAGCCTTTGTGCCTTTTTTGTTAGACTTGGTGAGTTTATTGTTTAACTCAAGCTGCTCTTCGTATGCGGCGATAGTATCGTCAATCTGGCGCAGTTCAGTAGATTTAGCTAGAATGTCGTCCCTATCTAAACCCAGAGTTAGACGATCTCGTTGTATTTTAAGCAGTTGAATCTCACCAGCGATTTGACCATCAAGACCTTGCTTAATGGCTTCATTAGAAGCTGTAATTTTGGCGAGTTTATCCTTGAGTGATAATCCAAATCTGTCAATCTGAGACATTGCAGAGAGTACATCTTTCATAGCCTCTGCAAATAGCTTGGCTTCCTCCTTAGCGTCTGCTGTGTTCTGTGCTACTTTAAGCAGTTCACGTTCTTGCTTTTGGATAATTGCGAGGGTGTGTAAAAGATTAGCAGCCTGTTCCTCAGTTAAGTCGGCCTCATCTATGTAGACAGAAAGGCTTCTTCTTTGAATATCTTGTTTAGTCCTGAGAACAGCTTCTTGATCGTTTTCAGACTGTAAAATAGTGCCATTTAAATATGCAACATCCTTTAGAGCTTGCAGTTTTTCATTGTATGCTTTGAGGATAGCCTCTTCTGCTGAAATCGCCGCATCTCCTGCACTTATAGCATTAGCGGCAAACTCTGCCTGACTTTGAGCGCGTTCTCTATCTTTTTCATTTTGTTCTTCTGCCGCTTGAAGTAGCTCCTCCTGATACTGTGCGTATAGCCCAGTGTCTTCCAGAAGCCTCTTAAACTCTGGCGCAATACCCTCTGCAACAACACTGCTCATATCCTGTAAGGTGGCGTATGCCTCAACAAAACCCTTGGCAATATCTTCCGTTGGCCCACGCAGGGCAATGCCAAGATCAGCTTGAAATGTAACTATGGCTTTTTGGGCATCCTTAAGGTTCTTTAATTCTTTCTCCGATAGAGCTATGCCACTAAGTCCACCAGTTCGTTTTGCCCCTTGTGTAATAAGTTTGTCGTTCTCAGCAAAGGTATTATTTATCTCTTGAAGCACGACATTAAGTTCTGAACCCTCGGCCCTAAGTTTACCAAGAAGGGTTTTCTCGTCCAGCCTCTTAAACACGTCCTCAATGCCCAAGAACCGTTGTCTAGCAAGCTCCAAGGGGCCAGAAAAAGTAACTTCAAGGAGTTTTCCTATACTCCCTGACCGAGCTATAATTCTGTCGAACACGGCGTCTATAGATACACCCACTTGATCAGCAGCTTCTTTTGCTTTAATCATGGGTGCGATGAAAGCGGTGGCGATAGCAAGCCCAGCACCAGCAATCGCACCAGCGGGGCCAAAGATACCAAGTAACTGAGAACCCTGTTGACCAAGGGCAACTGCGGCATTAGTGCCACCTTGAAGCTGCACCGCAAAGTCACCTACTTGATAGCCAGCTTGCTGCATACCAACGCCAAGACGGTTAATACCCTTACCACTAAGCCCAAGACCTGCCGCAAAGGAATTTGTAGCTTTACTGGCCTGAGCTTGAGCCGCAGCAAAATTACGAACCTGTGCAGTGGCTTTCTGACTGGATACACCAAGGGCTTGGTACTCCCTCTTAGCGGAAAGGAGGACCTTGTTGTAACGGGCCTGAGATATAGTGTTGCTGTCAACAGCTTTTTGAGCTTTAATGATCTCACGCTCTAGCCTAGCCACAGTAGAAATAGATGCTTTGAGAGTCTTATCTCTTACAACTAAGTCTAGTTCAATAAGATCAGCCATTTGCTTCCTCGCCAGTAGTTTTAATCCAGAGGTTGTCCAGAGACTTTATAATAGTAACTTCCCAAGGGGAAAGGTCTACACCTGTAATATCACACCATGCTTTAATGATGTC